AGCCGTTTAACTCAAATGCCATTGCTAACCGTCGCTTTCGTTGTGAGTGTTGGCAACGTACCTAACGGGTGTAATTCGGTTTGTGGTGTGTAGTAGGCGTTTGCCCGGTACCAATCACTTGGCCGGTAATGTTCGGGTTTGAGTGTGTCGGCGTAGTTGGCCCACCCGGCCAAGGTCACGTGGTAATTGAGATAGTCCACGCGGTCCACAATGCCCAACACGTATATGGCGGGTTTGTCAAAATCTCGGGTTATTAAACACCCGTTGGCTAGATCCGTTCCGCGTACTTCGTAGCCGGCTACGTCATATGCGCCGGCCAATTTGGTGTCCGCTTGTAACTCATATGGGACGCGTAGGTAGCGGGCAAATGCCATTTCGGCGGCAAATCCCACCATGTCGCAACGTTTAATCCACGCCTCGCGGGTGTAGCCGGGTTTTACGTAGGACGTGTTTTTGAGTTCACCGTAGTGGTGTCGTTTTTCGTAGAAATAGTCCACGAACATACGTAGGTCCCCTACGTCGAGCGGCCCTAGTTCTATGACGGCCTTAGTAACACCCATGGGCCACTTGTTCCAACCGTTGTAATTCGGCGGTGAGTTCGTTTATCCGTTGTTCCAATATGCGTATGCGAACCATGGCCAAAAATGCGCAACGGGCCGTAAACAAATCGTGGGTGTTTTCGTGTAATTCGTTTATTTTGGCGTACACCAATTGGCCGGTGCCGTGGCAATCTGCCATTAGTTCGCTCATGGCCGGTACGTGGTCCAATTCCACCAACCGCCACCCGATCCGGGGACACCGGCCCAAATCAAAAACCCTATGGCAAGGTTTGTAGCCGGGTTTAATAAATCGTTGCACGTTATGGGGTAGCCGTTGGCGGCGGCCCACCCGGTAGGCCAATGCGTCGAGCGCGCCACCCACGTAGGGCAATGGATTTGTAACAACCCGTAGGAGTTGCCGTTATCGCCCACCGCGTACGGGTTGCACCCGCTTTCTAAACGCATAATTTGGGCTAATTGTGGGGCCTCGGTTGCCGGCCAACCGAACCCCAACGCGTAGCCGGCCCACGCGCCACAATCGCCTATTTGGGGTTGGGGCACCGTGGTAGGGGTTGCGGCTTTTGACGCGTCTAACGGGCTGTAAACGGTGTTTGCGGGCACCATGGTGTTGGTAGGTGCCGCGTCTGGCTGTGGATTAGGGAGTGGGCTAACCCATAGGGAGACTACAAACGCGGCACCCACAAAAATGCTACCAATGAGCGTGTTCATGCCGCGCCGCCGTCCCTCGGTGCCGGGTGTGTTCCCGCGTGTTCTAGTCGAATTGGTACGCCCCATGTTTCCCACCTATTGTTTCGCATTGCTAGTTGGGCTAGCGATATGGTGCCGTTTGGCAACCTAAAAATTTGGACAAGTATTTGGGTCCCGGTGTCCAATTGGCCGGTTAAAACCTCATAAAAAATAAGGTTAGGTTGGTTGGTTTCCGTTTGGTCTGGCACGTCGCTTGCCGCCTTTCGTAGTTGTCGGTTCCACCGTAGTGGGGACGTGTTCGGTAGTGGTGGATTTGCCAAACGCGGCGTGAAATGCGGCCCGTACTCGATCCGGGTTGTTGGCCATACCTAGCGTTATTTCGATATGGAACCAATCGCCGCCGGGTGCGCCGGTAATGGTGGGTTTCATGTATTTAACCCACGCTTGGACGTTGTGGGCCTTGGGTGGTAGTGCGTCCACGCGATCGACACGCCACCCACGGCCGTGGGGTTCCGGGTAGTAGTCCAATACGCATTGCACACCTAATAGTTCCCAATTGTCTAGGACGGTGTTAAGCCACGTTAGGGCTTTTATGCGGGCATTGGGTACGCCTAGTTTGCGGGCCTCGATACGCCGGTAGGACAGATCCATGGCTACGCCACGTGCGTGGTTTGAGATAATGCCGCGTTTTCCGCCAATGTCGCTACCGCGTATGTTGCGCATGGCGTAGTGGCCGTTGTTCCATACCGCGCCACCGCTCGTTAGTTCGGCTTGTTTTACCCACTCAATTGTCCCTGCCAACGGTTCGGATACCACCGAATAGCCGGGGACTTTGTAAACGGGCATTAGTTGGTTTTGTCGGTTTTTTCTACGAATAGGCAAGCGGTGTTTGGGTTGCCCAAACGGGTGCTAATTAGTGCCATTAGGGCCGATACCACCGGAATAGACAACGCAATGATTTGTGGATCCACGTTGTATTTGTGGGCCACGTAACTACCTAACGCAATAACCGCGCCTTTTAGGGTTTGGTCTGCCGTTTGTAATTGCGCGTTTTTATTCATTGCCCGGATCGTATGGATTTGGTGGTGGCGGCGGAACAATTGCCACACCGTTAATTACCTGCCAACCGATAGCGGCAGGGTTTTCTGGCGTGTATTCGATTAGGTGTTGCGGATCGTTGTTTACCCAATCAAGCGGCACTACCTCAACATTGACTACTACGCCATTGGTTACGTTTGGCTCAACTATTGCTACGGTACGTTCAGTCATGGCTAGGACTCATAAGTGATCCACACGTAGCCGCTACCGCCGGCCGCGCCAACGGTGCTAGCACCCGAACCTGCCGTACCACCGGCACCAATAGTAACGGTAATTGTTGCGCCGGGTGTTACTGCCGCACCGGCAACTAAATAGGTCCCGTCAATTGCATAGTACGGACTTAACCCGCCGGTGGTTGCGTCTGCACCTTGGTTAGGCGAAAATGCACCTTTGCCCGAATTAACCGCGCCGGCTACACAATTTGCAACAATTCCAACGCCCGAACATTGCAAATTGCCATTTAAGGCCGAACCACCCGTAGCGGTAATAGTTCCACTTGCAAACGCAACACTAGAACTACCACCGTCACCAGCCGGGACTGTCGGGTTATTTCGATCACGTAGCCCAATCCCGCCACCGGCACCACGAATATGCGCAATTGCATACGTTACGCCGGTTGGAACCGTCCACGTAGTTGTTGTGGTAAATGCGGCTACGTTAGTCACGCTCGAAATACTAACCCACGCCGTACCCGAATAAACGTAAATTTTCCCGTCACTCTCCAAGTAACTCAATTGGCCTTGCGCCAAAACTTTTTCCCCCGTACCACCAAACGCGGCCGTACGTGCGGTGCTATCCGCAAACACGGGCACACCCGTGTTGATTTGGTTTACTTGCGCGGCCGTTAATACTTGCCCGGTGGTAAACGTTGGGACGGTTGTTTGAGCGTTAGCACCCATAATCGTTTATCCTAACCCAACACGTTGGTGCTATCGAGCACACCGTAAACCGGATCGTCCAAAATGAGTTGGTACACCACGGTGGTGTCGGCCGTGTAAAACGTGAGCGTATGGCCACCGTCCAACGCTATTTCCCCGTCTATTCCCTCTACGGATAGTTCGCTACTAATGGTGCCGTAGTTCGGTACGTCCACCGTAATGGTTATGGTGTCCCCAATGTCGATAGTTGCTACGGTGTCGCGTTGGGCCTCGGTGAGCATGGCCAAATTGGTGGTGAGCGCGGTAAGCCGTGGGGACGGATACGGGGTTAGTAGGTACTCGGCGGCGGCCGTGATTTGGCCGGCTACGTGCAACAACGAATTGGACACGTCACGGGTTTGGACAAAATACGTAGTTTGACTAGCCAAATCTTGATCCGTGGCCGTAGTTCCGTCCAACCCGGTAACCGTTGAGCGGTTTACCACTTGTCGAGCGTCAAATTGGATAGCGACGTTTCGGTATTTGTAGTTCGTGCCTTGATCTGAGAACACGGCCACCGGGCCGCTAAGTGTCGTGCCCACACGATTTTGGAATGTCAAAACCCCGTCGGCGGACATAAACAAACGCCCAAACTCGGCCGTGTTGTTAATCTGTTGCAAATACGCCAACACGTTGGTGCCCGCCGGTACGGTGTACGCGCTATCGTGCCCCAAATCTACGGTGCCTGCCGCAATGCTTGTAGTCCCGGTGTAATCCACTTCCGGTAACGCCAATACGGTGTCGATACGTTCCCCGGACGTTTCCGGCGTTACGTTGAGTTGGTCCATAAACGTGTTGGATAGCAACCAAAAATCGTCCACACAATTTACGGCCACAATGTTTTGCCGGTCTAGGTTGTATTGGTAATCGTAACTTTCTACTACGCCGTTAAATAGTTCGGTGTTTTCGCGTAATAGTTTTACGCGGCGC